AATCAAAAAAAGTTAAAAATAGCGAACCACTTTCACTTCCACTTTGCCAACTTATTAAATCTTCAAATCTTTGATTTTGAGAATTCCAAGATTTATTGGCGACAAATGGTGTGTATCGTATATCATTCCTCTTTAATGATTTAATCATTTTAGAAATCTAGTCTTACTTTTATCAAACATTCGTTATCAAATTTTTTGAGGATTGGCTGACTAGTCTTCGCTACAGCAACTAAATCATTATTTTCATTATACAATCCAATTGTAGTTATATAAGTTCTTGGATCGGTATAAAACTCTGGATATCTTAATTTTCCTGTAGTGGGTGATAATACAAATGTCGGATTATTGGAGTAATTAAATTCTTGATTCTTAACTCTTATAAAATAATATTTTGAAGGTAAATATTCAGATTTTCTGACATGGAAGTAACTATTTGAACAATTTTTTATAGAATTGTATATTTTATTGTGGTTTAATTGATAGCTTGATCCTGTCATTTCCAATAATGGTATCAAGTCTGGCCCAACTAATTGTGATATCTTATCTGCATTCAATGCGATTATACCATTTTTTGGATAAATTCTACCTATACCACGATAATCAATTGCTCCATTTACTACAAAAGGAACCGCAGTACCATTTTTGATACTGCCACTAACAATATTATAACTATCCAAAACATTGTTTGGTGATGAATCATCTATAAATGTAAATATTCCATTACTACCACTTAAGGAAAATTGAATTTGACCTTCATCTAATCTATCTTTAAATTTGTTTGTAGAAAAAGAAATTATATAAATATTTGAAGAACTAATATAATTAGCTGCAGATGCGTTTGCAAATGTAAATGAAGTATCTGTAGAATTTAACAATATATTTTTGTATTGTGAATATATAACTTTACTCGGAAATGCTTTTACGACATTTACATCGGTTACAGAACTCCCACTTCCATATTGATTTCCAAATGTGACAGAAAATACAGGTTCTCCCGCATAGTATACATCTGTGTAATACAATCCGTTTTTTAGATCGTTTATATTTGATCCTGAAACGACGGTTTGATATGGATTATTATACAAAGATGATTGAAGAACACTTACGTCTCCTGCTGGCCATAGCGGAGATGATACTCTATTTGTCTTACCATCAATTTTATCAGTCGATTCGAATTGTTTGAATATCATAAAATTAAACAGTTACTGTTATAGGGATAGTTACACTTCCACCACTTTCATTTCCGATAATTGTTAAAGTTGTGGTTGTAGTTTCTCCTACTCCAGGATTTACTAAAAATTTAAATTGTAAACCAATTACTACTTGGGAAGTCTCGACCGCAACACCTGTAAAAGATGTAACAGTATTTGACACAGTATTTGCAGTTACGTTGATTGTTGGAACGATTGTTCCTACATTTCTATTTGCCAATATAGCAGTATATCCCAAAGTTGTATTATATGAAGGATTAGTGCTTGGTGAAATTATAGAATCGCCTGTGAAAGTCGAAGGAACATTTATATTAGTCGCATTTAATGATATAATAGGTATTGTTGTAATTCCTTGATTCAATGTAACCAATTTATATTTCATTAATTGAGTTTCATCAAAAAAAGCTTCTAAAATTGGCGTTTTTCTTATAGCAAAATCATTAAAATTAGATCCTTGTGGATGATTTGGGTCGTATAGACTATAATCAATCTCGTCATCTGCTAATGCAAACGAAGTTATGTTCAAATTTCCGTTTTGCGCCAATAACTCTCTCCCTTTTTTAGTTAGTGTAGCATCGACGATTATTGTTTTGTTATCTAGATATGCCATATGTATATAAATAGTTTAAATTTATGTTTTTTATTATTTTATATGATGAAAATACTTTGACTTAACGATAAACTTTGAGTTAAAACAGGTAAAAACGATAATAAATTCAAATTAGTAGACGAGGTTATTTCATAAGAGCTTATTATATTAGTTAATTCGGTGTTTCTGGATTTTATAAAAATTTGATCACTATTAATATTTAAAGTAGAAATTGAAGATTGAGTTGTATAATTTCCACTATCAATATTACGCCGGTTCGAGGAGGGTAAAGCTGATAGTTGAGGAGTGTCATCCTTTTTTATATTAACATCATTCAAATAAATTTGAAATTTCTGTAGTGGTTTATGTTTATAAGAAAAATGTTGGAAAGGATAAATATTTGTGATTGACAAATCATCATCTGTTGTAACATGATAATCTTCACCAATTTGATTTATATATGATGATGATGGAACGGAAATTACTTTTGATAATGTTATTTTAATTGGATTTGGTTGTTTATCATTACTGTAAATTTCTTGAGTTTCTTCTATTCTTCTTAATTTACATATCTTTTTCTGATTGTAATCATAAAATGGTTGATTTTTTTGAACATATTCAGTAAAGTAATATTGATTATCGTCTGTAGAAATATATCCGTCATTTATGTTATAACTTTTAATAAATGATGATTTTTCAGATGCAATTATATTAGTATTAAATTCATCCGTTGCAAAAATAGTTGCGGTAAAATTATTATACAGATTTATATTTCCATTATAGGGAATCAACTCTTCTTTATATATAGGCTTTATTGCAATTCTAGATCTTTCTAATAAAGATGATTCAACTAAAACTCCTCCTATAAATTTTGTTCTCGCAGGTATAATGTTTTTGATTGTATCAAATATAGAATTATCAAAATAATTTTTATATATAGTTAAAAATTCTTGATATAAAACTCGTTCTCCTCCAAATTTATAATAATTTTCATTTAAGTCATTCAACGATTTATATTTTGATTCGAATATATTTCCAGGATCGCCAATATAATCCATTAAATCTAAATCCCCATAAAAATTAATAATATCGTCGTCTTTTGATTTAAAAGGAGAAACATATACACCCAACATATTAGAATCAGGCGACATTTGATTTATATTTTTTACAACACTTTGAACTGGTGACGGAAATGATGTCAATTCCTGTTCAATTTTTCTTATTTTATTATTTTTTAATTTATTAGGACCAAATTTAGACACGGTTAGTGATTGAGCAATATTTACCTCAAAAAATTGATAGGGAAAAATTGACTGCGAATAATAAGTACATGAGTTAGATTGCGTAACAGAATTAGATGAAAAATTATACGCACTTCCACTTATTCCAACCTTGCCTTCTGGAAAATCAGGACTAATTGAAGTTAGATTTGTAATAGCATTTCCATAATTGTTCCATGTTGGTCCAAATATACCATCGCTATATTGAAGTTGATATGAATTTCCGTAATATATCGGATAGTAAGACAATTTTATAAAATTGGGATCAGGTAAAGATGTTGCGGCTACAGTTAAGGAAGGTTGGGAGTAGGTAGAAACAGCTCGAAAAAAATACGGCCCATTAGGTATCACAGGCAACGTAATACTAGCACTATTTGTGCTTGCAATTAATTGTCCAGAAGAAGAAACCGGTCCCAGATTAACAGGATAATCAAAATTGTATTTAAAAATTAAATTATCAAAAGAGTTTTCAGATTCAGAATTTCCATAAAAATTAAAATTCTTAGAATATTCATCAAAATATTCATCGCTAATAGAATTTTTTATCAAATTTATTTTATCTAATAACCCCGTAAATTTATTTGAAGAATTTGAATAATTTCCAAAATATAAAGATCCATTTTCTACAAAGCTTTCATTATATGTGCGTGTTAAAAATATACTTCCTGATTTTGAAAAAGTTTCTCTGTCCGCATCGTGAGATTTTACTATTAAATCATATTTTATAGGCACATAATTTTCATCTATATTAGTGTCATAATACGACGAAGTATTATTACGTCTCAATAAAACATTATAAAATCTATCTTTGTTAAATACAGGAACATTTTCAATTTGAATTGATTTATCTAATAACTTGAAATAAATATTTCCATAATCATTTTGTTTAGTTTTTTGCAAATATATTTTCCAATAATTATCTTTTGATGCCAAATCAACGATATCATTTACATTATAATCTTTATCAAGTTTAAAAGTGAATTCTAAACTTTTAGCTGAATTAGAATATGGTATTTCAACAAATTCATTTGAAGAATTATATTTTGTAAAATAATATTTTGCATCAAATAGATAACTTGTTTTTTTATTCTTATAAACATCATTATTTCCAAATTCACGTATAGTTAAAATGTTTAATGGAATACCATGACACGCAAGTATCAAATTGATACATTCTTGTGTTCCTTTTGTCTTATAAATTTGAGGCAAAGTATCTAATATTCTCTTCCAAATTGTCTCAGTTTTATCTTTATAAGACAATTTATTATTAAGATAAGTACCAATTTGATTTTTATTTGCGAAATCGGTGGATGTATTCCATCCAAATGTTTTTAACATGTAATATACAAAATCAGAAACATGACTATCACTGGATTCTGAATTATTTAGAATTGGATAGTATCTAATATATAAATATATATTGTCAAAATGATGACCAATCATTGTCAGAAATAATAAATAATCAGAATTATTTTCATCATTTTTGATATTTTCTGGTGTATTATTTGTTAAATTATCTAAATTTTGAGTGTCAAATTCTTCGGCATCTAAAATGTAATTATAATAATTTGAATTTACGTTGTCTAAACTTCCACTTATCAAATTTTGATTAGTATATAAATAAGATTCAAATCCATCGAAAGAATTGAAAATTTCATCTATCGTTTTCTTATAATTTTGAATTTGTGTTGTAAATGATGACGATACTATTAAATTAGCAGAATAACTTGCGGATATTGAAGAAATTTCAATATTAGAATTGAGTTTATTTATCGATTCTAATTTATTTTTGAATATTTTTATTCTAACCGCAGCAGAGGAAAACAATACGAAATTAGAGAAATCAGAGTAATCTATATTTAATGTTTTTAATTTTTTTGTTGTATTAATTAAAGAAGAATCTCTATCTGTAACGTTATTGTTCAAAGAAGCAATATTTCTAACCGAATGTTTTTCTGAATTTAACATTGGTATTGAAAAATCAGGACCGGATATGTTGAAAGTTTTGAGTTCTGTTTTGTTAATTAAGATTACACTTTGAACTATTGGTGCGATACTGACATTT